TTTTGGCTTTGTATGTTTTCGCTAAAAGTAAAACCTAAAGGTTCAACTGGCACAATTACATATCCAGACGCATCGCCCATTAGTGTCAATAGTTTATTAAATACTTCCGTATGTTGTTGTTGCCTTTCTGCTACGTAAGTGTTATTAAATATTTCGTAAGCATCTCTAATCTCACTACTACCACCTAACTGTCCTTCAGTCTTTATACCGAATAACATTGGCGAAGTAATTTGATGCCCTGCAAAAATCTCTTGTTGAATAAGATTATTTATATTTGTAAAATCTTCCTTAGTAAGCATTGTTTGAGATAATGGTATTACCTCTGCCGCTGTATCTTTGCTTTTGTTAAAAAACAATAATACCCTATCGCCTTCGCTACCCGTAAACTTCTTTTTAATATCCTTCTCTACTTGCTCTTTTTGTTCCTCATTAGGCTCACCATTATTTAAGTTGATAGCTGTTGTTGCTACAAACCCGTCCTTTGCATTACCTAAAATATGCCTACTTACTTGCACATCACTTTCGATGTAATTAAGGGCTTGATAGTAATTAGGTGTCGGGTAAATTTCATCGCCAGGATTGTATTGCTTTACAAATAATACTTGCGATGGGTTATCCTTATTGTATGTCCCACTAAATGCTGGGTAAGCCCTAGCTTTTTCTCTGTTATCTTGCCAATCATTTTTTACATAAAAACAATTCTGCTCTTTATTAGTTCTTACTTTTTTAAAATCTAAATGATATACATCTTTTATCTTACCTTCTAAATTATAAATTATTTGTAAATAATAACCGCAAAATATTTCATCATCCTTTACAGCTTTCTTAAATATATTATTCCATGTTTCGCCTTGCGTATTTGCCAATAAATCTTTAGGGAAATTAAAACCTTTACCGTAAATGTAATTTGACTTTCCTTTGATTATAGCACCGTGCTTAGAACTTTCTTTGTAAAGATTAAGTAAGTAATCGGGGTAATCGTTATTTGCACCATACTGAATATACCCTTGCCCCTTACGTTCCTCAAACTTTGGTTGCTCTGCTTTGGCAAACTTTACAGAAATCAAATTGTATTTTCCTATGTTATCCATTGTATGTCTTAAATAAGTTAGATTGTTCTGCGTATTCCGTTGGTGCAAACTCTGTTGACGGGTTTAAATACATATATCCTGTTTCAACTATTACACCGTAAGTAGGTGAACTTGGATAACTACCCGTAAACTCCTTAATACTATATGTATAAAAACCCGTTGTTGCTGTACTAAAAAAACTATTAACTACCACACTAGCTTTATCATATCTAGCCGTTGTACTTACGTTTGTAATTGGTATAATAACAACCTCTAAAGTTTCTCTATTTGTAAAAGTAAACAAAAATTTCGGAACTGTTAGCGTAGAATTTTCAGTACCCGTAAAGTATATTGTTTGCGTAAGTCCTTTTGTTAAATTTATCATATTAAAAAACCCCTGCTTTCACAGGCAGGGGCTGAACTTTTAATTGTTATTGTTTATTAACCAGCGGTTTCTAAAGCATTACCTACCGTACTTGATACTACAAAGAAATCTTCTAATTCAGTACCTTCAAACTTCAATACATAACCATTAGCATCACCAGCCGCTGCACCTGTTGCTCCCGTAGAAGCACCTAAATACATTCCGTACTGCTTACCATACATTCTATATGTACCGTCTTTATCTTTAGTTACTATTACTACTTTGTTTTTTGCTAAAGTTGTAATCACGTTTCTAGTGGTTGCATCTCTTTTGTTGATAGGAAAATCTACCATTTGCTCAAAGAACAATGTACCATTTTCTGTTGAACCCGTTGGGTTACTTGAAGCTGTTGCACTTGACTTTGTAGGTACTTCAAACTTATAAAATCTCTTACCTACTACTTTAGTAATTCCAGTGATAGTTCCAGAAGCATCTAGCATAGTAACATTACCGAACTCGGCAAAGTAAACTGCATCAATACCACCAACACCATCTCTACAATCTATCGTGTAACCTGCTGTTATTGCACAAGGCATATTTTTTAGTATTAAAAAAGGGCAGCGTTTTGCACCGCCCTTTTTGGTTAAAAATTATTTATTAAATAGCTGACTTAAACTTAACACACTCATTTGTGAATGCTACGTTAACACCGATTTTCCACTCTGCTCTAAATCTTACATCGTTGTTATCTTCGCTGTACCACATTTTGTAGCTGTTCTCTTCGTTTACTAAGTCAACCGCTAAAGCAATATTTGATACGCTTATAGCATAAGCATCACCTATTGAATTTAAACCGTTTACAGGTACAACTTCGATTGAAGTTCCTGGCAAAGTAAATACTCTATCTTCTTTATCTTGTGGATTGTAAGCATAAAGGTTTAACGCTCTGTAAGCCATTATAAGCAATCTAAACCAATCGTCACCTACAAATATCTTAACGTCACCCTTGTTTAATACTGCAACTGGGATAGCTTTGTAGATACCTTCTGTTGCTGCTATTACGTTAGTTGCTGAAATAGTTGCAATCGGTGAACCACTTACACCTGTGTAACCAGATACGTTAGCATCAACTGGAGAACCTGCATCAATTAATTTAACTAGACCGTCAAACTTATTAAGGTTTGCAGTTGCAGAACCTGTATCACCCTGCCATATTGCAGTTTCTAATTGAGCTGCGATACGAACGTTTTTCTTATCTAAGAACGCTTTTTGGAAATCTGCATTACCAAAATCTTCTGTTGTACTACCTGCTTTTAAAGCCTCTTGAGTAAAGTAAGCCTCTAAGTCTTTAGGGCAAATCTTCTCTTCAACTTTAATCTTACCAACTGTAACTGTACGTTGTGTAAAAGTAGTTGTACCACTTGCATCAAACGAACAACTTTGAGTTGCAAACACAGCGTCCGTATCCATTAACGGAATAGCTTGTGAACTTTTTACGTTTGGTAGTACGATACCACCTTTGATAATTAACTCTTGAGTTCTTGCACCAAAAACCGCAGAGGTTAATAGGGGCTGTACGCTTTGTCTAGTATACGCCGTTAAACTACCTAATGATAATGCCATCTCTTTTTTGTTTTATTTTTTAATTAAATAATATTGTACTTGCTTTTATTTTTTCTGTATCAACTGCCTTAAAAGTATTAGCTACTTTAGCCGCAGGGTCTGCTTGAGCCGCAGGTGCATCCACCATTAACTGCCCGAACTGTAATAATTTTTCAATCATTTCTTTATGCTTACCTAATTCTGTTTTGTAAGCACTTAATTGATTTTCATTTGCTGCAAATCTTTGCTCATAAGCACTTAACTTAGCTTCGTAAGATGAAAACTTTGCGTTAGTAGAAATTTCAAATTCTGTAAATTTTGCACCCATATCTTCATAAGCAGGTTTCATTTTCTTTGCTTCCTCAACTACATCTAATGTAGGGTCAACCATTTCAGGCATTTGTATTGCAGAGATAACACCGTTATCGCCAATAGTTAATTTATGACCGTCTGCAAGTTCAAGTACACCAACTAAAGCTGGGTTACCGTCAATCATTACAATTCCACCAACTTCTAACTTATCAATCAATACTGTACCACCACCCATAATTTCATATTCTTTTGGTTCTGTTGGTACATCCATTGGAGCTGCTGCTGCAACTGGTGCTGTTAAATCATTAAACACTTGTTTAATTTTTCCTAGTATTTGTTGTGCATCCATAATATATTATATATTTTATTTTACTTTGTTTAAAATTGCAGATAATTGAGCCAACATAGCTTCTGCATTACTAGTAGGTTCTACATAATCAAACAACCCCTCTACACTAAAACCTTGAAACTCACCTGTTGTAACTTTATTCCATATTGCAGCGTTATCAATTTTGTACATACCAAACCAAGTACCGTCTGGCAAATCGCTATAAGCATCAATAGGCTTTACACCCCACTTCTCATTTGTAATAAAAGCACCAAACATTGTAACGCCTTCAACCTTTTTCTTAGGGTCGTGCATTTCGTTTACATTATTTTGATAACCTTTCTTTGCAAACTTTATAGCAATGCTCTCAATAGTTTGTGCGGAAAACTTAACATAGTGTTCACCAAACTTATCCGATTGTCTATATATAAGTTGGTTAGGTATCATTAACGGTCCAACTAAAACGTGGTCGCTTTCCGATAATACTTTAAACTTTATCAATTCATTAAAGGCTAAAAAATTCCTTTTGATAGCAGGGCTATCTACTAAAGCAACAAAAGATACTTCCGCATCGTCTTGTTGTTTTTCGTTAATCTGTAATTCGTAAATAGGAAAATCCATACATTATATTATATAAAGTAAAAAGTAATGTTTATTTTTGTCTATGGCTAAATTTGTAAAGCGTTGGCATATTTATTATCTTAATACGGGAACTAAACTAATAGCCATACATTCCCGTTACCATAATTGGGAAGGCTTTTTTATATTCCTTAATTAATACGACTAGCACGATTAAGCCTTCTTATCCGTTCTTG